CATAGTGTTTTCTCCTGTGTATGGGTTAACTCCCATACCTTATGCCAAAAAGAAAAGCCCGGGTCAAGCCCGGGCCTAAGTTTTATTTTTGGATGGTTTTAGGCATTGGGCGTTACCGCATCAAACAAAGAGACGCAAGCTAGCATGCTATCGGTAGGCACCGTATCGAACACCAATTTAAGAGGGTGTTTCCGATAGGTTTTCATAAACTCCGGCGAGGCATATTTTAGATACATCGTATCCAATAATTCATCCCGGTAAACGTCGCCATATTCCCAACGGCCTAACGTGCCATCCGAGCGGCCCGCAATAAACCATGCCGCATGCTCCGGGTTTTTATCCTCGTCTTCTGGCGAGGCATAGGCTTGCAAGACGCGCTGTTCTAAGGTGCCAATCCAAGGGACGGAATGTTTGGGGTTAGGTTGTCCCACAAAAATTGCATAGGGGTCATCAATGTCTCTCAAGTCAGATAATAAATGGCTCATATTTTTTCTCCTTCATAGATAATAATTTCTTGTGCAGTCATGTCCTCTTGCAAAAATCCTTTTTTGTTTTTTACAACGGGATACGCGACAGCCGTTAATTTCACGGGCTCTTCGAGCCATTTTATATCAAGGTTTATTGAATGAGATTTATCGAGGGTGTCTATCCAAATATCCCCGCCCAAAATCTCCTGTGAAAACCCGTTATCAACAGCGTATTCAATCTCGCTCATTAGAAACTTAATTACAGTAGACATTAAGTTTTCTTTTAGCATGGTTTTCTCCTGTATGGGTTAAAGCGCATACGTTATGACAGAAAAGAAAACCCGGGTCAAGCCCGGGTCAAGTTTTATTTTTTCTTAGCGTCATCCCTTTTCTTTAGAAGGTCATACGCCTCATCAAAAGATTTAGCAGTGCCCACTAAAAACTCCTACGGCGGCGGGGCGTTGTCCGCATCTTTCTTGGGGGTGGTGTGTTTGCGTATTTTTTCCAATCCGGCCCGTACAACAGGCGTCCAATTAAACTAAGCAGAAACATTTATGTCTCCTTTAATTGGGTCAAACATATAGTTTACCGGATCGTCGCTTTCCTCAGTTGTGAAATCAACAGGCATGGTCCACATCCCAAACCTACGATCAGCACTAAGCCGAGCCTCCTCTTGGGTGGCAAAGCGCTGGCCGTTAAAGACCCTCTCGTCGTCGTTCATAATGAACACTGGTTTCCAAGACATATTTATTCTCCGTTGTTGTTTAGGGACGAACAGGGTATGCGATTATCTAGGACAAATCAACCCCATAATTTCATCCCAATTAAACGGCTCTTCTACCAAAAGATTTGGCGGGCACTTTATCCCTTCCATCCTGGCGTCAATCGCTTTGGACGCATGGTATACTCGGATCGTGTCTTTTTCTTTCTTGGTGGACCTCCTAACCAAAATCCAAGCACTGCCGTTCTTATGGTTATCCATCCAAGTTATCTGATGGGGAGATAGATCTATCGCTCTACCGCCAGTATGTTTTAGCTCTACAAAATGAAACAGGCCGTTCTCATCTTGTAGGATGACATCAGGTATCCCCGGCGTCGCCCAGGTCTCCAGCCTCGTCATCAATAGTTTCCTCTGGCTCTTCGTCACGCCCTCTTTCATCAGCTTCCACAAGCCGCTTTCGCGCTTTGCGGCGGTTCGCGGTATTGTCCGGCTCTTCGGGAGTGATATCGATGGTGATGGGGGCATAGCTCTGCTTGATCTCCTCTAAGGCTTTTAACACTTCATCTTTAGACATGGAATCGATAGACCCGTGGCGGATCTCTGACTTGTTCACGTATATGTCTCCTTGGGCCTGCCCACGTCGATACTCGGCTTGTACGGCGGCGGAGTAGGCACCGTTCTGCAATGCCATGTCACGGATCGTCTGAAGGTCTCTCAGGTGCCTTTGATAGGTCACCCCAAACTTTACGTCTAGCTCTTCACGATATGACCGGATGGCGGCTACAACATGAGGGCTCTTGTCAGGGTTGGTAAGCTCATAGGCTCTACTGTGGGCACTACTAGCGGGGTAGCCAGCGTTGATGGCCGCCTCTCGCAATGTTATCTGCCCGTCCTTGCTCACAAGCTCTTTTACAAAAAGCTCCTGCTTACGGGTTAGCTTGGTATTTACAGTTAAAGCTTTACGCCCACGGGTCTCAACCCAATCGGGATCAACGTCTTTTTTCTTTACAGCATGCTTGCCCATTTTCTTCACCGTTAATTTACATGAGGCTTACAAGTTTTCTGCCTTATATATAAGGGGGGTTCAACCAAATTTTACAAAAATTGACTTCCAAAAATCTTTTGAATGACTTGGAGTGGAACAAATGGAACACTTTTTGGACTTAGTGGAACACGATTTTTCAACTCCACCAAGGGATACAGAGATTTGTTCCATTTGTTCCACGTGTTCCACCCCAAAAATAATTTTTTTCAAAAAAAATAATTTCTCCCCTATATATATATAGCGATTTGCCTGGAACAGTTTAAGTGGACCGAGAGCCGTGATTTAGGGTTATTGGTCTAAGCGACCATCTCTTGATACGTTTCTAACATTTCAACTACTTCTTCCCATCCAAAGCATGCGTGATCCCCGGTGAAGGGATCGTCGTCGTCGGATATAGAAGAGGGTGGGTAGACAGTCATGTCCGTGTAGCTCATAGATCGGTACACCTCTATGTCTGCACCAATCTTCTTGCTGATGCGGTGAGCCTTCGCTCGGATAGCGGCGTTAGGGTCTTTCTGCTTCGACACATCTGTGTCTGGCATTTTGACGTTATCTGAGGTTAGTTCAAAGACTTCAGCGATACGTGCCCGTCGTTTCACTTTCGGGTGCTTGATAGAGACAATGCCCTCGGATGCGATACGACCACACACGTAGCGATTGCCACTGATCAATTGCCAGTGCCACCCTGCGACGACCAAGAATATTCGGTCTTTGCGCTGGCCGTGTGTAAGTCGAAGCCAGTGCGCCAGGGTGATGCCCTTGGACCGCCCAAACTTACAACCTTCGGGCGGGGGTAGCATGGTCATTTGGATACCGCAGTCGTTGAGGACACTTTCGACCTCGCCTGTATGCGTACCTGTGACCATCCGTCTTCCGGTTTTCATTCGGATCAGCCGTGCGGCCTCTCCGGTAGTCAGGTCGGTGACGGCGGATATTACGGAAGGACCGCAATATCGGTTCTTGTCTTTGCCGTGGTTGACGGCTTTCAGTTTAAGCTTCATTCGATTCTCCAATCGTTAGAGGATCTCGGTCCGCTTAAACCGTCCCAATCATATTCACAATGTACAAGAGCGTGACGGGGTTCGGCCCCCGTTCTTTCAATATAAGAATTATCGCATATAAAGGTTAACAAAAGGTTAACGTAATTAAGAGAGTTAACCTATATCTAGTTAAGAGTTAGGGTATTATTGCATACCAGCTATGCGCTAAACGCATAACCCCACCAGTGTTGCATAGATCACTGGTGGGGTTATCACTTCGACACGGTTACATCCTTGGCCGCTCACTATGAACTAGTCGGAAAAATATTCAAACCCGACTTACTGAGGCCCACGGCACTTCAGGAATGTTTCATGGCTTTCGCACCGCTAAGAGAAAGCAAGGTACGGCCCCCCATGTTAGAGGGCGGTAAGGGCCTCAACTTAAAATGGTGGGTAGAGCTTGTCCTCCTCTATTTCGTCAGCCTGCTTCCGCAGGGCGTCGGCTCTAGCAAAATCTTTCGAGCGCCACTCTATTTCGGTAGCTTGGCGCAAGAGGGCCTTTCGACGTTCCAGGCCCGTGGGCCACGTTTGTGGGTTCGTGGGGTCCGCTTTTTGCCACTTGAGGACCGTGTCACGACCTTTGGTCATTATATCAAACATCGTCGTCGCTCCAAACCGTAGACTTGCCGTTGCCTAAGAGAGCCGCTAACCGTTCTTTGTTGGTCAGCAAGTCATCTATCCGGGGTGGTTTTTGACGGTTTTGACGACGCTCCTCGGCCCTTGAGATGGGAGCCCTGCTCGTTATCCTTTCGAGGCGGTTTATAGCCTCGTCCAAATCAGTGGCAGTCTGCTTTAAGGAATGACGTATGAGGTGATCGACGGGGTCTAGTTCATCGTCGTCCTTCTCTGATGTATCAATGTCCAAGAGCCAGTCGGCACTTACGTCGAGGGCCTCGGACAGCGGTTTGATATACTTGCTACTAGGCATCCCTTTATCGTTAACCCAAAGGTTCAAAGATGGTTGGGCGACGCCCAGGTCGCGTGCTAACTGCGACTGTGTGGTTTCAGCGCGTTTAATTGCGACACGAAGCCGTTGGCCGAATGTCCAGTAATGACCGAAGGGTATCGCTGTTGGTTTGGAATTATTTTTCATCGGTCTCGACCTCCTCGACAATCTTATCAACGGCCTTGGACTCAGCGTCCAAATCTTCGAGGGCCTTGTACACGTAATCGCACCAAGCGTGAGTAGCTTTCCAACGCCCGTCGTTAAAGAGACGCTCCATTTCAAACCAAGCGTCTTCCGCCTTTTGGATTGTACGAAGCTCAACGGAGTAGGTGTTAAGCAGTTCGCGGTTTACTTGGCGCATGCAGTTGATGGCGTCAAAGATAATCTTGCGCTCATCGTGGTTTAGTCTAGCCATTTCAGTTCTCCATTATTGATATGGGACGGCTCTTATAAACCCTCACAAAATAGGTGTCAACTATTTTTTTCTACCATGGTTTGGATGGAAGTTTTTCTCGCGCTCGGCTTCGCGGCGCACCCTTACTGCTTCGTCAAAGTCATCGAAGTGTCCGAGGATCGTGGTCTCATAATCGGAGGTTATCTTGGCTCTCCACCTCCGGCGTGCCTTGCACCAACTGACGCCGGTCACGCCAGATACATTCTTGGTGTTCTGAGCCTTGTTCTTGCCGTTGGTCCCCGAAGACACGTCACGGAGGTTTTCGATGCGGTTATCGGAGCGATTGCCGTTGATATGGTCGATAAAGCCCGTGGGCCAAGATCCGTGGGTAAAGGCCCACACCACACGATGGGCGTAGATATGATATGTTTTATTTTTCCAACGCAGGTAGGGGTAGACGTAACCTTTAGGGTCCACTGTCAAGAAGGGTTTCCAAACTACCAGGGGCCCGTCCTTGCAGGCGCGGTACACCAACCCGGCCCGGGTATCGCATCTAAATTTATCGAAGACTACCTCAACGGGGCATACCATGGTTTTCAGCGTACCCGTATTTCAGGTTCGCCTCTTTTCTTACACGGACGGCGTCCTCCAGTTTTTTAAACTGCCCTAGGAAGATGCGTCGCTTATTGTAGTGGATCTCAACGTGCCATGAATTATTCCGTTTCACTTTGTAGATACCGTTGTAGCCGGAGGAATTGTTCTTAGATAACTTCCGGTTTCGTCCGTTCTCAGCGTTAGTGACGACGCGAAGATTGACGATGCGGTTATCGGCCCGGTCACCGTTAATGTGGTCTATCTGGTTCTCGGGCCACGTTCCGTGGACGAAGGCCCACGCAAGACGGTGCGCTCGGACGCGCTTCTTTCGGCCATGGTAGTTTAGTTGCACGTAGACGTAGCCCTGGTCACCCGCCTTTAATTCTTTACCCCCAAAGCGGGACGACCATGCCTTGCAGTATAGCTCAGAGAAAAAATGATTAAGGGGCCGCTCTTTCTTCCAGCGAAAGATGCCCGTGTCGGGATCATAGTCAACCGACTCTTTTAAGAAGGACAAGAAACTGTCCATAAAGTGTCACCCTGTCTTAGACCAAAACCAACTATATCACGCTATGTTTGATTGTAAGGTTTTGTCTTTCAACGTAAGTGACAGCTTACGTTATCACATTATTTTTACAAGCTCACGTAACAATTTATGTATTTTGCCTTGGGTAAGCTCAGTCTCAATTACGAGGATGTTACCTCGGTGGACGGTGAGAACTTTTTTTTCGCCAGACGGCACAAAGGAGACATACACCTCCTCCTCTTCTTTTTTCTTTTCCATGACCTTATGGAAAGAAGCGTACATTTCTTCTCGTGAACTCACCTAGTCGCTCTCCGGCATTTTAAGCTTCCAGATAATGTACGGGTCACCACATTTACCTGTCTCAGGTTCACACAACTGCCCAGGTATTGATTTGGCTGTGGGGTCTAAAGACTGCATACCTACATAGTGCCACTTTGCACCTTGCTCCATCTCTTCAAGAGCAGTCTTAAAAAACTCTTTGGCGTCGTCCGACACAAGCATAGTGCCGAGGGATACGGCGATAGCGAAAACAGTGTCCATTTTTATCTCACTTATTAATTGTGTCGATTAAGTCACGAAAGGTCTGACTTAAACTATTAAGCGCCTTGTTAACGGCGCTGTCCTCGTGCTTGTTATGGGCGGCTACGTTTAAACCAATGACCCTACCGCCATCATCAAAATCTATCTGCGCGAACAATGTGCCAAAGTCAGTTTGCACTCGCTCGGTCAGGCAATGTCTTCTGCTCATTCTCTATTCTCTCTCCATTACAACAGTCTAAAACTGGTCTTTTACAAACAGGACACTGGTAGTGCCCGTGAACTAAATCAAAACGCGTGCTGTACTGCCCACACCACGGACAGTCTTGAGGCTCTATCATGTGTCTGTGCGCTCAAGACAGTAAATCGCCTCAACGGTGACTTTTGGGCCGTACACGCTATGTGCATATGCGTGCAAGCTAGGTAAGCTCTCTTGCACGTGTTCAACGCAATCTTTTTGGCTCAAGAAGTAAAGAGGTTTGTTATTTAAATGACTAATCTCCAGACCGTGAACACCCTTGGCATCAACCGGGTCAAGCCAAAAAAGTTTTATGAAAATTATGTATTTTGTCATTTAAATAACCTCTGCAAAAAAGATTTTTTACGGGGAAGGGTTGGAATGCTTCCCCAACCGTGAAATATCAACTTCCCTTTTGCCTGCTTCAGAGGAGGAGCTAACCTCGCCCCATCCCCCGCAGACCTCGCACTCGACTTCTTGTGCGCGGATTTCCATCCATCTATCCGGCGTATAACCTCCGACAGAATACTCATCTTCAACCCATCCATCTCCGTTACACTCTGGACAAACTATTATCGAGAGGAGTAATTTTCGTGCAGTCATACGCCAAGAACTCCTCGAAGAAAGCCTTCGATAAAGATCTGTACTAGTAAATCACCCATCATTTGGTTCTCCTTTCAAGCAGAGCTTATAATATCCCATATCTACGTGTCAACAAAAAAAACCCCCGCCTGGGATTATGACGGGGGTTTTGGCTTTAACAATGGAGAACCGAGTTTGAAACTCGATATTAGGAACCTAGAAAATAATGTCGCATACGTCAAGTCTTTAATTCGTCTTCGGACTTTTCTTCTTTAACTTTTTTATTGGGGTTTTCCCACCTGTAAAATATGTGGTTTTGAATTTGAACCACCCTAGTTTTTGTTTTAGCCCACCCTGGATTTACATAGACAGCGTGATAGAAAGTAGACCCCTCAGTCACGTCAAACACCATGCCATCTGCAATCATCAACGCGACTTGTAGAGCCTCTTGTGCAGGCTTTGTATCAAAATCAATCTCGTCACTTTTACCGTCGCAGTAAAAACTAAACTGGCAGCGGTGTCGCACGGGCACATCGGGGCGCGTTTTATATGTGGGACCTTGGTAAACAACCTCACATATGTCGTTTGGAAAACGCTCATCTGCCACACGGTTCATTACAACTGACGCGACGGCTACTCTACCGATAAAGGGCTCCCCCCGGGCTTCAAAAAAGATAGCTTGGGTCAAGCACATTAGGAACGCAGGGACGTTTAACACTTTCCCTGGCCTCTATACTTTTTAAAGCTACGGCGCTTTTGTTTGTTCAAGGGCCGTGTGCGAGAACTCTCGCCAATAGACGTGCGTTTCTTCGGTTTAAGGGCTCTATATGAAAGAAGCCCTATCCCACGATTAGGTTTAGCCATGGTCTACAGGCTGTAGATCGACTTCAGAAGCTTTACCGGGGTAAAGGTCTCTAAAGGTCTCACTTTCTGCGTGGATTAATCGAAGCTGACCACTAATTGTGCGGCCCTCACGGGACGCTCGGTTTTTAATTTCTTGGTACGTCTGGATAGGAACCAGTACGCTTTTCCATTTGTTGGTATCCATCACAATCTCCAGTTGATTAGATAAGCGAACATATAAGATATATCAGGGACATGCAAGAAAAAACCCTACGCCCGTGGTCGAGTTTGGACGTAGGGAAGTTTGTGCGGACAAAGACGCCAGGGAGGTGAAAAGTCTAAGCCGCTGTTCCCCAACTCTTGCCAACCTCGACACTACAAGCATTGGGTACTTCAAGAGGTATGCTGTCTTCCATCACCTTTGCGACGGAATCCGCCTGCGCTTTATCTTTAACAGAGATCGCAAGTTCGTCGTGTATTTGAATTAACGGAACTATACCACTTTCGTACACGTTTACCATAGCCTGCTTTGTCATGTCTGCGGCGGACGCCTGAATGAGACGGTTGAGAGCTTTGTAAGTGTATGCCCGCTTGAGACGCGCTGTTGCACCATATTCAAGCACCGCTTCTTGATACGGCAACGCCTTGTTCATCTCAAATGTATCGGGCTCCCATAGGTCAAACCGACACTTGCGGCCCTTTAATGACCGGATAGCCCCGTTGCTGGCCTTGTCGTTGAGCCTGTCTGTGACGCCTCGCATAAGCATTTTCACAAAAGGCACCCGCTCATGGTATTGGTTGATCAACGTCTTGGCATCGTCAAGCGGAATGTCCAATTGCTCAGATAACTTGTTGACCCCCATGCCGTACATCATGCCGAGGTTTATTGTTTTAGCCTGTTTACGACTAATCTGAGCCATGTCCGCGACCATCGTGTGGAAGTCCATGTCGGGATTGTTATTGTACCCGTCCACAAACTCCTCAACGCCCCTAAGTGGGACGTTTCTTGACCGCCCAAACACAGAGGCGTAGTGAACCAAGATCCGTGGTTCTTGTTGCGAGAAATCAATAGACGCCCACTCCTCCCCCTCTTCCGGTAAAAACAAAGACCGGATCATAGGGCCCAACTCAGGATCGCGGGCCGGGATTTGCTGTAGGTTAGGATTGCTCATAGAAATACGGCCCGACACGGTGCCCCCGTCATCAGAGCGTATTTGATTAATGTGCCCGTGGATGCGGCCATCGTCGCCCACATGCTTGAGTATGGTTGCGACAAACGTGCCCTGAATTTTATTCAAGGACCGCGCTTCGACCACAAGCTTGGCAAGTTCGTGTTCGTGGTCCGTCAAGAAGCTCTTAGTGAAGGACGGTGCGCCCTTCTCTGTCTTTGGGTAAGGAATAGATAAATCGTCAAAAGCAGCGGAGAGGCTTTGAGCCGCCCATATCTCTACGGGCCGTCCGACAAGCTTCTTTATCTTACGGTTAACGGAAGCCTCTCTCTTTATCAGCGCCTCCTTGGTGCGCTCTGCGGCATCTAAATCCACACGCACACCCCGCCATGTCATATCGATGAGGCACGGTAGCAGCTTGAGTTCAAGGTCCACGATGTCATGGAGACCCTCTTTACCTATCTCTACTTTAAAATAGTTCCAAAGTTCCAAGGTCAATTCGGCGTCAACCTCGGCGTATTTCCCCACGTGCATGGACGGCATCTTCCACATTTCCGCCTTCGGGTCCAAGCCAAACGCCCGTGCCGATTCGATCAACTCTTTCTCAGACTTGACCTTGTTTAGATAGTCATAGGCAACGCTGTTTAGAGAGAAGGACCGTCTATTTTCATCCAACAGACTGGCGACAACCATCGTGTCGATGATCCTGCCATTGACTTCAATGCCATGAGCTTTAAGCCAGCCCACGTCGTATTGAGCGTTGTGGAATATCTTTTCGGCAGGGCACTCACAGACCTTCTTCATCCACCGCTCTACAAGTCTGCGGTCAAGATTGCCGCCCCCTAGATGGTTGACGGGGAAGTAACCAGACCAGCCGTCTATGGCTACGGCATAGCCTACCACCTCCCCGTCTTTACGCGCCCAACCCGGTCCCAACGATTTAAGGTTAGGGTCACGTGTCTCAAGATCAATTGCGATTTGCTTTGCATCAAAAATATCCGGCAGGTCCACAGGAGGAACCCACTCTGTTTTTAAACTGCCCGTCAAATCTAAAGCCATTTGTAATGTCATGCTTACACCTACTCTACTAGATAAGACTCCTTAACCGACTGCGGAGACATTAAGAAAAGTTGTTGCTTGGTCCGTGTAACGCCCACGTAAAATGTGCGGTGGAGATCATTGTCCCCCTCCTGGCTAGCATTGGATTCCCGGACGCTGGCATAGCTTATATCGGTATAAAGAACGACATTATCTGCCTCGCCGCCTTTCGCACCGTGTATCGTAGATAATGTAATGCGGGGCCTCTCGCTAATGTTCTCGCCACGGTTTTCAACGGCGCGAAGATATACTCTGTGGGCTTCTGGCATTTTTGTCAGGACCGTGTGCCACGGTTCGGCATGGTCGGCTAGCAGACCTACATTCCTAACTAAATCTTCGTAGGTCACGAGGTCATCGTCCTCAACCTGAGCGGCGGCTTTAAAACCACGCGCTAATCCGTTGCCTACGTGCAGATAGCTATAGATTGCGCGAACCTCCTTGCCGTCTATGTCTTTGTCGGCTTGCAGCTTCTTCCAGGCTGCTATCGCCATTAGTACCTTTTCTGGTACTGATTTACGGTTTTTCATCTCGTAGAACAAGCCCGCTGTTCTTATTTCCTCCTCTGCGTCGTCTAACATATATGCGCATTGAGCTAGAATGAGCCACGTCCCTTCTTCAAGATCGTCAAGGATTGAACGTATGGAGTGTACATAATGCACCTTTCCGTACCCCTCTTGCGGTGTGTAGGTTTTTGGGTAGCGGTCAGATATGCGAGACGCGATAGTTTCCGCTAAAGCATGCACGGCAACAGGCACTCTCCAGCTTTTAGAAAGCGTCTCAGATGCCCCTGGAAGCTCCAGAAAAGAGTCCACGTCTGCCCCTGCCCACCTAAAAATAGCTTGGTCATCATCGCCTGCCACAATCACCCGGTCAGATTTATCGGCTATAGCTTGTACGACACGCCATTGCAGCCGCGATAAGTCCTGGGCCTCGTCCACAAACACAGTGTGAAAAGACGGGCATAGCTGGTCCGCTTGCTCTAAGAAGACGGTCAACATGTCTGTAAAATCAAAAGAACGTGTGCTTTTGCGGTAGTCCTCGTAACACTTCCAAAGGTAAAGTATCTGAGGCCACGGATACTTATAGGCTTCCTCCCAATTGTCGTAGGCTTGACGTATCGTGATCTGTTTCAGACGGGCCATGGTAATTAAGCCAAGCACTGTACGGACGTCCGGTAACGCAGTAGAAAGATTTTCTACAGCGTCGGGATCTCCGGGCTCCCACGTAAAGTTAAAGTCGGTCTGGTCAGACAACTCTCTCCAATTTTCCTTCGACATAAGCTGGTCAAAGTTGATGCCTGAGTGTCGAAAACAAAAACTGTGCAGTGTTCTAAAATGAACGAGGTCCTCATGGTCAAGCCCGAAGCGCGTAATAGCGCGGTCTTTAGCCTCATTCGCTGCCTTCCGAGTGAAGGCAAAGAAGCCAATCTTATTGGGCTGCACACCCTGCATGACTAAGTCATCAATCTCGTTTAGAAGGCGGGTGGTCTTACCTGTGCCGGGTGGTCCAAATATGCGGAAGTATTTCGACTCAGAAAGGGACATCATCAAACTCCTTTTGCTCAAAGGGTGTGCCCACGTCCACCTTTCCAGACACGAAGGCAGGTATTTTGTAGACGTTAACCGTTGAGTCCTGAATGCGGAGTTTTGAGTGAACCCCTCCTATCTCTCTCAATCTTTGTGCGACCTTCTGGCGCTTATATTCAAAGAATTTGTTACGTTGCAGGTAGGATTCCAAGTCTCTTAGTCGGAAGTAACTTGTAGCGGTCTCGTCTTCGGTCCAGGGCTTGCCCAGCAAAATTTCTTCTTTGCTGTTGGCTTGTTGGAAATGAACACAAAAGTCACGAAGATATTCATAAAAGATACCCTTGGTGCTTTCTTCTTCGGCTACAGGTATGACTGCGGCGGCATTATCTCGAAGTTCTGACAACAGCGCTGCAATTCTTGTCTCCCAAGTCTGCTTTGTAGAGGTGGGCGGCAAGAAATTTAACTGCTCCATGCAGGCTTTTTGGAAGGAGGGCTGCGACATAAGCCCCTCTGTATCGAGTTCGATGGGCGTGCCGTTTACGTCTAAGAACCAAATAGGCGGATGACTGTCGTACTTCCTCAAGTTTGCCATTGCAGCAGAGGCGGTGCCGCCAATCCCAAACTTTCGCATCAGGCAAGTGGGCCTGTCACAATACGAGTTAATAGGTGCGTCGTTGCATTTGTAAGCGTAGTCTTTCTTCTTTAGCTGGTTTACCACTACACCTATTTCGGTTAGTCCCAGTGGTGGGTTCACGTAGGCCATGTTCCACTGCATAAGTTCCGTTTCCCAGGAATCCGGGTAAGCTTTCTGTAAGTATACGCCTATGTTAAATAGACCGTTGTTGCGGCCACCCTCAGATATCTTCTTAGGTAATAAGACCTGTAGACAGGGAGGACCGTCCACCAAGAAGTCTTGCTTTTCGACAATGCTCAAAGCTTCAATCTGCTCGGGCGTCTTCACCCTCTTCTTATAAAGCGCCAAAAATTCTTCGAGCGTCGCGGCGCTGCCGTCGTCGTTAAAAGCGTGACGCAGACTGTCCTCATGGCTGAAGTAAGGCAGATTGATGGCAGACCCTACGTCTCCACGGTCTACGCTAATTTGCTCCTGTTTTGGGAAAATCTCAGCATCCCCAAGGCCCATGCCCGCCGCAATCTTGCGGAGGGCTTCCCTCATCTTAGCCGCTGGCATCCACTCTTTACTGAATAGATAACAGTGAGCGCCGCCGCTTTTCGAGCGGTCCACAATGAGGGGCAGCTTCTTTTCGAGCAAGAAGTCGATTATCTTTTTGTGATCTAAGGGGTATTGGTCTATGTCAATACACCCAAACTTAACCTGGGACTCTTCATTTAAAAGAAAAATACCTAACGACGACTTACCTGCTAGATGCGCCTCATAGTGATCTAAGGTCAGCGCTTCGCGTTTCGTCTGGTATGTTCCTTCATTCTTACCTGCGCCGTTCTTACCCGCTGCCGTCATCGTGATATACGCTGACGAAAGCCCTTGGAAAGCCGCCGCGAAATCTTTCACGTGGTCCATAATCTTTCCTTAAAGGGAAGGGGGCGACTTGCGCCGCCCCCAATGAGTTAAAACGGTACGTCTTCAGAGTTGCCGGTTGATCCGGCTTCGTTCTCGTGTTTAACGACAACCTCACCTGACATGATAGTATCGTGAAAATCTTTTGCACGAGAATACAATTGAGCGTTGTCAATCATGCCTTCCCGGGAGATTTCCCAACCATGCCACGAGCCTTTTGAGTTTTCTTCTGCGCTCGTCTTGAGGTGATAAAGGTGCGAGAACCGTGGTGGGGTAAACGTGTTCCCGTTTGCCCCGGTTACTTGCACGGAGGCCACCATGGAGTTCCACTTCCGGCTCTTCTTCAACTGCGTAGATTTCATCGCAATCAAAGCAGTTTCGGCGCTACCATCGTCGTTGACCACCACTACAAAATGCTGGTGTGTCTCTTCGATGTAATTACCGTCGCCACCTACAACGTAGTCCTTATTGTCTTCCTTAGACCGCTCCGTCTCAGGACGACTTTCTGTTGGAGCATAGACGTTGATAGGTGCACCGGAACCAGACCCCCTGGGGGCCCATTCGATAAAACGCTTCTGGTAAGCGCATGGCACAACTTGAATGCCGTCTTTGCCTTTGTACACCTGACCAGTGACGGTATTGTAAATGTCCCCCTTACGTGCGTCGATATCAGGGTCATCTAGTAGAGGATCAAGGCCGCTCAAGATTTTTAGAAAAGGAAGGGCGAGATCATCCTGCGTCAGGTTTTCAAGGCCCGCAGAGGAGTCACCCTCGAACATTGTCAGAAGGTCGTTTGCCTCACCGACCTCTTGTTTACGCTTTTTAGCTACTGCATTTGCCATGATTATTTACCTCCTTTAATCGTGGCTCGTTGTCCAACCCATGCACCGAAAAGGTCCATAGGAAAATCGTCACCCGCTTCAACACGTTCTTTCACAAAGGCCCGCATGGTTGAGGGGTGTACTTCTGTCTTCGCTTCCGCCGTGTAGCCTTGCTGCTCGGCCATTTCGTAAAACTCCTTCGCTTTGGAGTCCTCCTCCTGACCAAAAGAACAAAACACGGTGTTCTTGATTATGTCGCCATAACCTTCCTGACGCAGCCAGTCGTAAACCTTCTCACGGTTTTCTTTAAGCGGCGACGCCGAATAGGTTTGTTTGACAGTAATCTTGGAGCCGTCATCCAGAGTAAACTCGGACATACCCAATTCAGCGAAGAGAGCGGGCATGACTTCATCAGTCAAGCGACGGTGTTCCGCTTCCTTCTCTTTTAAATCCTTTTGGGCCGCCTCTATATCTTGAGCCGCCAATCGGATTTGCTTTGCTGTTTGGGAGATACTGGCAAGACCGTTTTGTCCTACCCGTTCGACTCCGCTTGTTACGGAGTCCTCAAACTCTTTTTCAAGAGCATCAAGAAGATCAAATTTTTCTTCCATAGTTCACCTTTCGTGGTTCGTGGTTAAAGTCCCTGTCGAGACTTGACTTTGCGCTTATACGCTTATATCGTCGCATAGTCAATAGGGAATTTTATTGTGGAATATACTTTTAAAACAGAGCCGTTTAACCACCAGCTTACCGCGCTCTCGGACTCGTGGTCCGAGGAGTATCACGCGCTTTTTATGGAGATGGGCACTGGTAAGTCAAAGGTGATTGTTGACACGATTGGCAAACTTTACGGTCAGGGGAAGATCAAGGCGGCGTTAATCGTAGCACCCAAAGGGGTCTACGACAACTGGGTCAAGAAAGAGATCCCCCAACATTTGCCAGATTACATTAACCGTAAGGTTGTGCGGTGGACGCCAGCTAAGACAAAGAAGTTTGAAGAAGAACTCCATGAATTAATTTTAAGCCCCTTCGATGGAATTAAGGTATTTGTAATGAACATCGAAGCGTTCTCTTCGGGGCGTGGGGCGCAAGCGGCATACGTCTTTTTGGAGCGCAACCCCGACAACATCATGGTTGTCGATGAGTCCACTACTATTAAGAACCGCAAAGCGCTCCGTACAAAAAATATCGTGCAGGCCCGTGACATTGCAAAGTATCGCCGCATCCTGACAGGGTCTCCTATCACAAAAAGCCCCATGGACCTTTTCTCGCAATGCAACTTTCTGAGCCCAAAGGCGTTGCATTCAAAGAGCTACTTTGCTTTCCAAAACCGCTACGCCCAAGTGCAGCGTCGCACAATGGGCCACAGGTCATTTCAAGAGATTGTCGGATACAAAAGGTTAGACGAGCTTGGAGAAAAGTTGGACCAGTTCTCTTCGCGGGTCTTGAAGTCTGAATGCTTGGACTTACCCAATAAACTCTACATTCGTCGGAACGTGGAGTTGACCAAAGAACAAAGACGACTGTATGACCAAATGCGGCAGCTTGCCCTGTCTGTATTGAGCGACGGGTCTATGAGTACAACGCAAAGCGTCCTGACCCAGCTTATGCGGTTGCAGCAAATATGCTGTGGGTTTGCCCAGCCTGACGACGCACCCTTACAGGAAGTTGAAAGTAACAGGGTCAAAGAACTATTGGAGGTTCTGGAAGAGGTGCAGGGCAAAGCCATCATCTGGGCGACGTTTACGCACAGCATTCGGGAGATCACGCAGGCCATAGCCGAGGTCCACGGTCCGAGTTCCGTGGCATCCTACTACGGAGAGACGCCGCAAGACGAACGGCAAGCAACCGTTGAGAGGTTCCAAGATCCTGATGACCCGCTTCGTTTCTTTGTGGGACAGCCCAGGACAGGCGGCTACGGCATCACGCTTACCGCCGCAACAACCGTCATATACTTCTCTAACAGCTATGACCTAGAGATACGGTTGCAGTCAGAGGACCGCGCTCATCGCATTGGACAAGACAAGCCTGTCACGTACATTGACTTGGTGTCACCTAAGACAATTGACGAGAAGATACTGGACGCTCTTTACGATAAGAACATACTGGCGGGAACGGTGCTAGGTGAAGAGGTCAAGGGCTGGCTATCGTAGTAAGCCCTTCTCGTACCCCGCCTCTTTTGTGTAAGTCAGAACGTCATACCGGGGGTGGTCCGATATGGAGCAATGCACCCACCCTGAGTTGGGGGCACCTTTGATGTAGCACTCTAAGATAAGTTGGTCGAAGTTGAGATTGGCCTCAATCCACGTGGCAAGGTCGTAATTGTCAATACCTGGGACCTCAAAGTCAGCGGCTTGACCCTTGGCATGTTGCGACTTTGCGCTGCTACCGATTAGCTCACATAGGGCCACGGACCGATAGCCGGATGACGGGGAGAACGGAACACCGTAGTGTTCGCGCACAGGCTCCAATATCTCTTCACACACCCTGGTTAAATATTCAATCGACTCCTCGTCAGCGGAGTTATCAAGATTGTTACGCGCTGCGATAGCGCTCTTTTCTAGCTCGGCAAGGGAGAAATGATCTGATAATTGCATGGTTTTACCTATCGTCCGTGCGGCCTAACGGGTCTACTATGGGCACTTCAAAATCCCTTGACCCCCTTATTCTTTCAAGTTCTTCGTAAGAGGGAAGGTTTAAGAGTGAGGGAGGAAACTCATACCCAAATCCTAACTTAGTATCGTCCAAAGCAGAAAGTCCATCCTCTTCGCTCATCAAAGATTCCGCCATTTTTTGATAGGTCGTTAAAACTGCGCGAATTTTTGGATGTTTTAATAATTCATAGGGGTCTCGTCCAAACTGTGACTGAAAATACTCAACAACATCGTTGTTCAACTCTGACCGTTTATGTGGAGCAAAGGGGTCTATATATTTAATCCGATCAAGATCAAGAAGTCTTACAAGAGATTCCTCGTCTAACTCTCGCGTTCCTTTTTCTGGTTTAAATTTACCCTCGGCTATCGCTCTAGCAGCATAACTGTTAGGGATTTTTTCACCTCCTTTAAGATTAAAACCACGCGCATACCTTATTGCGTCTGGCCCAACTTCAATGTTTATTTTAGGAATACTTTTAAGAAGTTTTTCCGCGCCGTGCATTCTAATAATTTCAAAACCCCTGTGAGCCGCTTCGTGCATTGCTATTTCTCGTTCAGCACGATTATTTTCGTCGGGGTTCCTACCTTTAACCATTTTGTACAAGTAGGACTCCGTAGGCATGTAAATAACATCTAAGTCATCTGCTAAATAAGGACGGTCAGACTCTGTAAAAACTTCTCTCCGATTTTTAACAAGATTGTAAAAAGCAAGGTCTTCTCGCGAACCGCCGGGTCCATACATGTCAACTTGTTCTTGTGTCGGCACGTGAGCCGCAAATATACCCGAAGCAAAACCAACCGGCTTTTTACCCGAAGCAAAAAACCTAGGGTCCAAACCCAATGTTTCTACCGGCGTCCGGCCTTGATACTCCATTGCAGCATCTCTGGCAATTCGACTTAGCTCAGTAACGCCACTGTCCCCTTTAAAACTTGCTGGTAAGTACGGTTCGGCCATGCCGTATCTTTCGAGAGTCGAGTCGGGTATTGCAGGGTCTACATAGTAAGCTTCTGGCAACGTGCCTATGGCTAGTTTAGGGACAAACTTGTCGCCAGCCCGTCGGGAGGACAGCCTGAGTTCCATGATCCCAGATTCTTCGTCGCGCGTATATGGGTTGTCATCGTCCATAAAAGTTACCTATACCGCCCTGCGGTACAACCGGACCGCCGTCCGCATAATCAATAGGCATAATTGTCGTTCCTTCTGGCAGGTTATACCCATCATCTTTGGTGAATTGGTCTTTTAGCGCCTGAACCATTGGAAGTTCTACACCACCTTTTGCACTTGCTTTAATTATATCGGGCACCCCTGCCTTTCTTGCAACCATGCTTCCAGCGGCACCAGCTAAAAGCGTAACGGGGTTTGTCTTGAGAGGCAAGGTGAGAAGGCTAACAGGATTAATAGCTATTGAGGGGTTTTCGTTAAACTCTTTAATTTTGTCGCTCAAATAATCTCCAGGCGCATGAAAACCGTCGCTCAAGTTTTGAGTTTCTCCTCTTGAGTTTACAAAAGTAGATCTACCCGCCTCAAGAGCGGCTTGAGCCGCTCTCAGGTCGGCATACTCTTGGTCCGTGCCTCTTGCGCCCGTAAGACCTCCAAGAAAGCCCATTGCTTCTTCTGCTGTAGAGTAACCGCCTTTTTGGCCCCCCTCTTTAGTGTAGGCTTCTGGCGCTTGGGGCTCATCATACTCTCCGCTATCACCACCCCCGCCGCCGTCACCGCCTAAAACCCAACGGTATTTGTTTTCGTAATAATCTACACCAAGCTGGTCGTAGATGTTGACGAGGCCGTCAGACCACGGCTGTTTATGAAACAAGTCGGAGGTGTGCATTTTTCTTTTTCCGTTCTTCTATCTGAAACAAGACGCCCGAGGACCAGCGCTTATGGCCGCCCTTCGCGGGGCGTCTAAACCAAGCACCGTCTTTCGGGTAGGTGTCGATGTAATAGTCGGTTAATTCTTGTTGCACTTGACGCACAATTTCACGCGCATTGTCGTAAGGCGCAATAAAGTCTATGATCCACAACGTTCCGTCTTTAGGACCCTTCTCCCAATCCTCTGGTTGGATTTTACGACTGCCGTCCATATAACCGGCTTCTGCCTCCTCGTCTAAAAAGGCATAAGAGTAAAGTCCACGAGGCGAACCGGCGTTCATGCCAGTGTAATCTTTAGAATAAATAACGGACATCTTGCCGACTATAAGCGGAGGCAAAACCAACCGCTCAAGGTCTTTAACAAGAAAGTTGCGGTGAAAGTCGGACTGCAACATTAGAAGAATTATATCAAAAAATTCATCCCGCAGGTCAAAGTCATCTATTTCATCCACGGTTTGCTCCTAAGATTGGATCGTTCGGGAACAACGCCGCCAAGCCTTGGCGCTGTTGCGGATTAGGTTGGCCCGTGGGCCGAGAAGCGGGTGCCCCGGCCTGTGCGGCCTGCGTCAATTGCGGTAAGAAACCAGCTTGCTGCGAGGGAAGTTGGAATTGTGGCACTGGCGTCAATTGCTGCTCTTGCGTCAACTGGTCATCTCCCGCGCCGCCCGCGAGATCGTCGTCAGTTTCGACAACAACTTCATCATCTTCTAGTAAAAGGTCTACTTCCTCTTCGCCAACAACTCGTGGAACTGACGAGATGGTTCTGCCTAACTTAGCCTTTCCTGCCTCACCGGCAAAATCAAACATGTTCCCAAACAAATTACCCATTTTTTTCAGTATGTAACGGTTTAGGGCTAACTTGTCGTCTGGGTTCCTGGGTTTAGCCAAAGCTGCTGCGGTCAACGCAGGATCACTAATTATCTTCTCTATAATCGCATGCTGCCTCATTAAAGGTACTTTTTCAGTAAAGATTTTAGCAGCGCGTATTGCAGCAGACGCTTCTATCATACCCGTTCCCATTCCCGGTCTTCCAGGCATAGCCAGCGCACCAAAACGAGCGGCTCCAACTCTCAAGAAGTAATCTTCCATGAAGCTAAGATTTTCTGGATCAATAGCAGCGCCTTCTTTTCCAAGGCCGTTTTGGAACATGTCCAAGTCAAT